CGCCTGGATGGTGCTGGTGATCCCGGCCGTCACGCGGCCCCGGTCGTCAAACGATGACGTCACGCAAAACCAGGTTTTCATGCCGTCACCCCCTTCCCCTTGACGGTGGACACGTCCAGGGCGGTCAACAGCATGGAGTACATGGTGCCGCTATACGCCAGGGTTTCGGCTTCGCTACGGGTGAGGGTGATGCGGTGCGTGCCCATGTTCTTGATAAATTTGGCTGTCATGTGTGTGTCCTCCTTTTATGCCATGATGATCCGGCCGTTCCGCTCCACGAAGCGGATGCTGCGGGCGCTGTTGCCCTCAATGAAATCGACCGTCATGTCGCCGACGCCGATGACCACGCCGCCCAGGTTGGTGATTAAGCGGACGGCCTGATTCATGTTGACCAACGTGCCGATTTCCTTGACCTGCTTCTCGATTTTCTTCATGTTGTTACCTCCCGGCCTGTTGGCCTGTCCTCTTGTCTATGCTCCAATTATAAACCGAGGCGGTTTATAAGTCAAGCAAAAAAATAAAAAAGCCCGAAAAAATTTTCTGGGCTTCTCGAAACGGTGGGAGGGGGGTCTGTCGGCGGGGCGTTTACCCCCCTTAGACCCCCCTCCTTGCGCCAGTATACTTTACGGCCGGGGAATAGTCAAGCGTTAATTTTCGGCGCCCTCCACGGGGGTGCCGCTATCGGCCGCAGGGGGCTCCTGCGGGGCCGCTGTGGCGGGTTTTCCGCCGTCGGCGGGCTCCTGGACCACCACGGCCGCGGGCGCGTCCTGGGCCGCCTCTACGGCGGTTTTAATGGCTGCGCTTACGCCCGCGCCGACCGCCTTGGCGACCTCCTCCACGGGGAAGCCGTCCGCCACGTTGACCGAGCCGATCTCCGCCGTGAGCGCGACCTGGGCGCCGCTCTCAATGTATTCCCGGGCCTTTTCGTTCTTCTCCCAGTATTTCTTGGCGTCCTCCAGGACGGTGTCGATCATGTCCTGGATTTCCTGCGGGGTGAAAAGGGGCTTGAGGTCGTCCGGGATATATTGGTAAATCAGGGCGGCGACCTTCGACGCCTTTAATTTGCCGGTGCCCCCGCCGAGGTCGTGCTCCGCGTCCGTGACCCACCCGAGGATGAGCTGCTGCAGGTTCTCGATGATGGCGGCCTTGGCTGCCTGCTTCTCCTCCGCCGTGGCGTCCTTGACCTCCTGGATGCGCTTCACGATGACGGCGACGCCCTTGGCGATGGCCGCGATGTTCAAAATGACCACGGCGGCGACGGCGATGATGCTTTGAATGTTCTGGATGATGTTCATGGTGTGACCTCCTTAAACCTTTTTCAGACATGTGGACGAAATGAAGCCCACGGTGGACCCGATGCGGACGTAATACCATTTGACGCCGCCCCGGATGGAATAATAGCCGTAATTGCTGACCTTTGTGCCCTTGGACACGGCCTTGATGATCCCGTGGGCGGTGCTGGGCCCGCTGCGGACGTTGGCGCCGATGTTCGGTGTGACGATGTACGTGCCGGTGAGACTGCGGTCGAATTTCTCCGCCGCAACAGCTTTCGCGGCCGAGGCCGAGGGGGTGGTCGTCGGCTTCGCCTCGGTCGCTCCGGCGCCGCCGCCCAGGATTTCGTTGACCTTGGCCTGGACGGTGGTGTATGCGTACCCGGCGGCCTGCAGGCGGTTCCTGCGGTCCGTCCCGGTGCCCCACTTCCCGGCGATGACCTCCTTGGCGATCTCCTCGATGCTCTTGCCCGACGTGTCGGGGGCGGTGTCTGTGGGGATGGATGCGCCCCCCAGCGCCCTGGCAATGTCCGCATAGTTCGGGGTGATGAATCCGCGGATGTAGCGGCCGTTGACGGACATGGTCCTTGTGCCCACCTTGCCGCCGGTCATGTTGCCCTCGGTGACGGTGAAGGACGTGGCCCCGGCTTTGGTGACGATGCCGATGTGATCCCCGGCACCGGTGCAATCCCCCACGCCGTTGTCCTGCCAGTCATACACGACGGCGTCGCCCAATTTGGGCACGTGGGCGTCATTCTCGACCCAGATGCCTTTGTCCTGGGCGAGGCGGGCGAATTTCTCCACCCCGCACTCGGTCCCGGTGTACGGGGCCAGACCGCACGCAATCCACGCCGCGGACACGGTGGCGGCACAGTAGGCGTCGTTGACCTTCATCTTGTACCCGCGGGCCAGGGGCCGGTGGTCGTTGTAAATTTTCAAAATCTCCGCATGTTTGGCGCTCCCTTTGGTGGCGCCGACCCATGAGGTCATCTTGTCGGCGACTTTCTGCCGAAGCTGCTGCTCTGTCATTGGTGAAGCCCTCCTAAACGCTAATAAATCGGAATTTCCGGGTCCTGGTTGACCGCCTGGGCCACGGCGTCGTCGATCTTCCCGTCGATGGATGCCTCCAACGCCTGGATGTCGATTTCCACCTGGGCCATTTGCTCCGGGGTCAGGTAATTCCCCACAGCGAGGCGGAATTTGATGATTGCCATTTTGATCTTGACCACGTTCTCCATTTTGGCCTTGATCTCGTAGGAAACGATGGCCGAGCCGAAAACCCCGCCGGCAATGGCGATTTCCGCCGCAAAAAAGGTGATGTCCATGCCAGCGACGGATGCCGTGGCTCCCGCCACGGACGAAACGGCGAAGATGATGCCCGTGGTCAGCACCAGCTTTTTGCTGGTCTCCATTTTTTTCGGCGCCTCCGGGGGGTTGCCTCCCTGGAGGCGCCGGATGGTCTTGCGCTGCCGCTCAATGATCCGGCGGGCCCGGAGCTGCGAAAAAACCGCCCCGGCCAACACGGAGGCCACGATGACAATTAAAATTTTCATGTCATCCCCCTGTGATACCGATTTTTGCGAATATGAAGCCGATGACGATGCTGATGACGGCCGTGATGACGTGCCCGGCGACCTTGCGCCACATTTCGCCGTCGCGCCCTTCCAACGTCTCCAGCCGCTTTTCCTGTTTGCCCTGTTCTTTGACCATGCTCTCGACGCTGGCGGCCAGCTTCTCGACCGATGCGGTCAGGGCCCCCAATTCGCGCACGCTCTCCTCCAACAGGTCGAGCCGCTTGTTCTGGCGGTTGTTTTCGTCCTCCAGCCGCTTGTTTTCGGCCTCCATGCGGCGGGCAAATTCTTCGTGCTCCTGCCGCGTGAGTTCGCTTCCCATGCTTGCGTCCTCCTTTCCCGGCGATGCCGTACTATCCAAAAAGGGGGAGCGCCCGGCGCTCCCCCTTTTTGGTCAATCTTCCCAGTCGCCTACGAGCTCCCGGAGGCGGTTCTGCGCCGCCAGGGCTTCCTCCTCCCGTACCTGCGCCCCAAACTGTTCGATGATGAACGCCTGGGCCTTGATGATCTCGGCCTGTCGGATGCAAATGTCGGTGAGTTCGGCGACCAGCTCGGTGTTACTCATTGCCGGCGTCTCCCTGGGCGGGCTCCTCCGGCTCCGCGGGGGCCTCCTCCCATGCCTGCGGATAATCCGCCGGGGAGAAGTTGGTGTCCGATTTGCACCGCTGGACGGTGCCGTCGGTCCAGATCATGTACTCCCCGGCCCGGTAGATGTCGTGCGCCCCCTGGACGGGAACGAAGGGGCGGGCGGTCTCCCGGCTGGTGCCGTGGAGGGGCCGGTTGAAGGTGTACCACGCCGGCGATCCGGGGCGGATGTCGGGATAGGTGGCGTTGTCGTACTCCTGGAAGCACTCCCACGTCTGCCCGTCCGCATTGTAAATGGCCCCCTTGGCGTGCTGGCCCTCCTTCCAATCCGGGTAAAGCCCGGAGGCCCGGATGCGCTTGTCGTCGGTGTCCACGGTCTCCCCGGTCAGGGTGCAGCGGGAAATAAAAATCGCGCTGGAAAGCGCGTTCAACGTCTTGCTGTCCATTACAGATTAAGCCCCCTTTCAATGGCCGTTTCGATGGCACCCACCCGCTCCGCAATGGGCGCGGACTTGTCGATGATCGTGTTGTGCCGGTCGATCTCATACCAGGTGTAATGGTTGCCCTCTGCGTCGGTGTCCTGGCCCACCTTGCGGATGACCCGGAAGCGGTCCGTCCGGGTGCTGTCGGGAAATTCCTGGACGACTTCCTGCCAGCCGGCGAGGTCGGTAAATTCCGGCCCCTTCGTCTTGAGGGTCTCCTCCTCTGTCAGGCCGCTTGCCCCGAAGATATATTCCATGTGATGCGCTCCTTTCGCGTGTATTTTCTAACCACGTCCTTCAGCTCCCTTTGGGCTCCTTCGACATTCATGCGTTGATACACGCCGACGTGGTTACAATGCCGAAGCTGTCCGAGCCGGGATAACAGGCCGGCGGCCAACCTCCGGGAAATGCGCCGCCCCTGCCGCTTGCGCTTGCGGTATCGTGCCAGCCCCTGCTTCAATCGGAGAAGGTTCCGCTTGCGGAGGAGGGTGTACCCCCGGCCGAAACGGTAGCCCAGGGCTGCCGGGAGCCTGGACGCCGTGGGGAATATCTGCCAATCCCCTTTGACCTCCAGGCCGATTTCGGCCAGCCATGCCCGGATTGCCGCCAGGAGCTTCCGCAATTTCCGCTTGTTCGGGCCGAAAATCGTGAAATTGTCCATATACCGCAGGTAATGGCTCACTTTATACTCTGCCTGGTGGATCATTTGGTCCAACGGCTGCAAAATGGTATTTGCAAACCACTGGGAGCAATAAATCCCGATCAGGACGCCGTGCTCCACGACCCGCTCCACCAACGTCAAAACCCGCCGGTCCTTTATGAGCCGCTTCATCCTGTCCACCACGAAGCGCGGCTGGATGCTGTCGTAAAAATGCCGGATGTCCAACTGCAGGCAGTATTTGGTCCCCTTGCGGTCATTCTTCATCCACTTTTTGATCGTCTTGACGCCGTAATGGATGCCCCGCTTTTCGATGCTCCCGCAACAGTATCGGTCCATGCCCTTCATCATGGCCGGCTGTAAAACCTGCACCAGGGCGTGGTGGACGTACTGATCCGGCCACAGGAGGGGCTCGTTGATGTCCCGCCATTTTCCGGCGCTCCTGTCGTAACGTCTCTTTTTCAACGGCGGGGTGAGGCTGACCGTCCCGTCGATGATGCCGATGATGATTTCCCGCAGCTTCTTCACCCTGGCCGGGATGTCCTCCTCCACCCATGCGACCGTTTTATTGGGCTTGTGCCTGGGGAGCCAACGGTGGGACGCGTTGACGTCGTGGATGGCCCGCTCCAGGTTGCCGTCTGAAATCATCGGATCGTAAAGATTTCTCTCTCGTTTCATGCTGTGGTGTTGTCCTCCTTGTAGCCTCATGGGCTTTCCATCGCGCCGCCGGTCGGCGGCGTGTACTAACTCATGTCCTATCGGCTGATCTTCACCATGGGGTGTGCGGTCGTCCACGCTTATGGAAAGGGTGAGGCCCCCTTACCATCAAAAAATGTTGTAGCCTAAAATTGCTATACAAGGATGCGGCAGCCGATGCCCGTGCTTGTGTTCGACGCCGTGTTGTAGTTCACGTAGAACAGCCCGTAATTCCGGAACTGGCCGTAATACCCGCCGACGTGCAGGCACGGGTTCGACGCGTTGAAGTTCCAGTTATCCGGGACGCTCCGGGGATGCCAAGACCATCGTCTGCTGCGCGGATGACCCCAAAAATTTCGCCGCCCCTTCTAACGGAGCGGCGTGCTTGCTGATTCTGTTTTGTGGGGGGAGGGGTGCGCCCCTCCCCCCACGCCCCCCTCCTTTAGGGGAGTTTTTGGAGGCGGCAGCCGACGTTCGTGCTTGTGTTCGACGCCGTGTTGTAGCCCACGTAGAACAGCCCGCGATTCCGGT